AAGGTAATCGTTGAACAATCCCGCAAGCTTGCAGGCAAGTGGGAAAATTCAGGTCTTCTTGAAGGCTTGAAGGGAACAGAAAAGCAAGGTATGGCAGTAATGCTTGAAAACCAAGCTTCACAACTTCTTTCAGAAACATCATACACCAACCTCGCAGGCAACGCAGGTGAACAATGGGCAGGTGTAGCACTTCCATTAGTACGTAAGGTCTTCGGCTCAATCGCAGCTAAGAACTTCGTATCAGTCCAACCAATGAACCTTCCTTCTGGACTTGTGTTCTACATGGACTTCAAGTACGGCACAACCGTAAACGGCAAGACCTCAGGTACTTCACTTTATGGTAACTCACTAAACTCACCATTCGGTGGATTTGGTAACACCGATACAGGCGGCTTATACGGCGCAGGCCAATTTGCTTACACTGTAAATGATGCAACCGTAACTGGGTTAACCACTGCTCCAGCATCATGCTCATTCTCAGATGTTAACTTCAACGCAGACTTCGTAACAACCGCAAGTCTTTCAAAGTACTCAGTTGCAACAAGTTCATTAACCAATCTTGACAAGCTCGCAGTTCGTTCCTTCATCCCATCAGGATCAGCAATCGACTTCGCAGCATTAGTTCTTCCAGAATTCACCAAGATTGATGGTGCAAACGTAGTATTTATCGTTAACAGTGCAGTAGCAGCAGGTAAGCAAATCAACTCAGTTGCATACAGTAAGCAACCAACAGACTCAGCCCGTGGTGACTTCGAAGCAACCAGTGATACTGATTTAGCAATTCCACAAATCGATCTTGAACTCCGTTCAGAAACTATCGTTGCCAAGACCCGTAAGTTAAAGGCAGTCTGGTCACCAGAACTTGCACAAGACTTGAATGCTTACCACAGTGTTGATGCAGAAGCAGAATTAACAGCAATGTTAAGTGATTACATCTCAACCGAAATCGATCTCGAAATCCTTGATATGTTAATTGCAGCTGTTCCTTCACAAACCACTGAATTCTGGTCAGCAGAAATTGGTAAGGTATATAACGCATCAACTGGTGCATTTGCAGCATCTTCATACACTGGTACCGCATGGACCAATATGACCTGGTTCCAAACACTTGGTCAAAAGATGCAAAAGGTAAGTAACAAGATTCATCAACTCACCATGCGTGGTGGTGCAAACTTTGCAGTATGTTCACCAACCGTCGCAACAATCCTTGAAACCATCCCAGGCTTCATGGCAAACACAGATGGTGACAAGATGGAATTTGCAGGTGGCGTAACCAAGGTTGGTTCATTCCAAAACCGTTACACCATCTACAAGAACCCATACATGAAGGAAAACGTCCTATTATTGGGCTTCCGTGGAAGTAACTTCCTCGAAACTGGTGCAGTATATGCACCATATATCCCACTCATCATGACTCCGCTCGTGTATGACCCAAACAACTTCACCCCACGCCGTGGTGTGATGACCCGTTACGCAAAGAAGGTAGTACGTCCTGAATTCTTCGGTAAGGTTCTTATCGACGGATTAAACTTACTATAATCTAGTAAGCTAACGGAGGGAATAAACTGGGTGGCCGAAAGGTCACCCTTTTTATTTGCCTTAAAATAAGAGTTAATGATTTAATAAAACTATTTATTATAAGTCCCTAATTAGAGAGAATTATGGAAACACAAGAACCAATTTTTTACGACGGTAATCCAAGAAATCCATTTGGTATAACACCATTTGGGTTTTTCGATAACGATCAAGAGTTCGTTACCGATGCTCCACGGGCGGCTGAATTCGTGGCACGGAAATTGGGGTATCCAGTTGTCGAAGTAGAATTGACTGATAAACAAATTTACGCATGTTTTGAAGAAGCTATTACCACGTATGGTAATCAAGTTAATCAATTTAATGCACGTGAATACATGATGTCTTTACAAGGTGTTAGTACAGCAACATCTGCTACACAACGAAATATTATAGGAACACCATTACCTCAATTAATTAGACTTGCAAATGATTATGGTGTAGAAGCTCAATCCGGTGGAAATGTTGAAATTAAAAGAGGGTATATTTCTGCATCTATTGGAACACAAAGTTATGATTTAAAATCATTGTGGGCAAACGTATACGAAAGTGGATCAGCAATTGAAATTCGTCGTGTATATCACTATATGCCGTCAGCAGTAGCTCGTTACTATGACCCATTTGCAACCACGGGTCTTGGTCTAACTAACCTAATGGCAGAATTTGGATTTGATGGATTTTCACCACCAGTCACATTTGTGATGATGCCAGCATACGAAGACTTACTCCGTATTCAAGCAATCGAAATCAACGATATGATTCGTAAGAGTCAATACGGATTTGAAATATCAAACAACATCATCAAATTCTCTCCAGTATTTAAGAGAGATTCAGTTATTTATTTTGACTATAATGTAGCAAAAGACAAACAAGCAAATATATTCCAATCTGGGTCGAATGTAGCAAGTGACCTTTCAAATGTTCCATATGAACATATCAATTACACCAAGACAAATGATATGTCACGTACATGGATATTCAGATATACACTTTCATTAGCAAAAGAACTGTTAGGTATTATTCGTTCTAAGTTTGAAAATATTCCTTATCCAGACGGAATTATCAGATTAGATGGTGAAATGCTTCGTCGTGAAGCAGTTGCAGAAAAAGAAGCATTGACCAAAGAACTTCGAGAAACACTTGAAGAAACTGGTATGCAAGCACAAATGAAAAAACAAGCAGAAAATGCAAAGATGATGCAAGAAACATTTGCAAAGATACCAACACTCATTTACATAGGTTAATAAATGGCACGCTTTGTTACGCAACGTGACTTTGAATTCATCCAACACATCACTCGGGAATTGATTGATGAAACGATGGATGTGGCGGTCGTATTGTATAAAATTGTGGTAGAATCAGCTAAGGTTAATATTTACGGCGAAAGTACGGTAAAACCACGTTATACACCCGTTAAGGTTAACGCAATCATTAAGTATGATAAGAATACTCCAGTACGAGAAGAAGGATTTGGGTCAAACCAAGAGCAACAAACAGAATTTAAATTTGCTCGTCGTATGTTACAAGAAGTAAACACATATCCAGAAATTGGTGATATTATTGGATATAATAATCATTTTTACGAAGTTCATAATATCACAGAAACACAACTTATTGCAGGTAAGCCAGGGTTTAATACCGCAATCATTTGTATGGCACACTTAACTCGTCGTACAAGTATTGACATTGAAGAGGCACAAGTATGACCTTTGACCCAGAATATAAAGAACCCATAAACGTTGTTAGGGATGCACAACAAACTACGACAGTAGAAAATAGAGCAAATGATACACAATTTGGTTCACTCAAACCAATTGCGGTAACATTATACACAATAGATAATGCGATTTTACAACATATGAATGAACGTATTAAACCTATTGTAACACAAAATGGAAACGAAGTTAAAGTACCTGTTATTTATGGCGATCCCGAACGATGGAAGTCCGCTCAACGAGATGGTATCATGCGTGACTCTATTGGAAAGATACAACTTCCAATGATTATGATTCGTCGTTCTGGTATGAAAAAATCAGGTATCAATTCACCTGTCAACAAGTATCTTGAACGGACATTTGAAACGGGATGGAACAAAAGAACCCCATATGACCAATTTGCAGTGAAAAATGGTATTACCCCAAGTCGTGAATATTTAGTCACCACGGTACCTGACTATTATGAAATCACCTATCGCTGTATTATTTGGACTGAATATATGGAACAAATGAATGCGGTAGTAGAAAACGTTTCATTCGAAACTGACCAATACTGGGGTGAGCAAAATAACTACAAATTTCGTACATCGGTAAAGTCATTTGAACCGCTTACGGAATTACCAACGACACAAGACAGAATAGTACGAACCCAGTTCGATATGACGGTATATGCCTACCTCTTACCACAAGACGCATTGGACCGACACAATAATAGAGGTACTACCACGAAGGTACGATATTCTACTAAAAAAACGGTCACTTTTACCGAAATAGAAAGTGAATAATTGATGTTTAGGTAAAAAAACAGATATTTATAATACGAGTTATATTGTATCAACGAGGTTACTATGTCGTCTATTGGAAATGAAGATTTAAAAGAAATTACAGATTTACGAAATAAGTTGTCTACAATTGTTAATGAAGTTGGCCAATTCAGCTTACAGATTGAATTATTACAGGCTGACATTGATGAATTAAAAAAGAAGGTTAGTGGTCACTCATTGACTTTTAAAAAGTTGTTAGATGATGAACAATCGTTAGTTAATCGGTTATCTGAAAAGTATGGCGCTGGTCAAATCAACTTTGAAACTGGCGAATTCACACCAGAGAAATAACAAATTTAGTTTGGAGAATACCGTATGGCAGAACGTATCGTGTCACCAGGCGTTTTTACGCAAGAACGTGACCTCTCATTCCTCCCAGAAGGAATAGCTCAGATTGGAGCAGCTTTCGTGGGTCCGACAGCAAAGGGGCCAGCATTTATTCCTACCACAGTTGAAGGTATTGATGGGTTCGTAACAGCGTTCGGTGAACCTACTGATACTTCATATGTTGGATTTGCGGCTAAGAATTATTTACAAGAAGCCGGCAGTGCAACTGTTGTTCGTGTGTTGGGATTGGGTGGATACAGTACCACAGTCGCAACACTTTACGCCACAGGTTCTGCTGGACGTAGAGTATTTGCAATTCTCCACGCAAATTCTGGAAGTAGTATGACTGGAGCATCAGTCACTACTCCTGGAAACACTGGAAGTTTTGGACTCGTACTTAGTAGTTCAGTAAGTTCAGTTGCTGTAACTGGATTAAGTGGACTAGAAAGTTCACCAGCATTCGTCGGTAAGTACTTTGGAACAAATCCAGTAGCAAGTGCAAATTATCCAGCATATGTTTACGCAGTATTTCCAAATGCATTAACACAAGCTGGTGGTGGTGTTTCAATGTCAATTGAAACATCAAGTTTAGACCTTACCACTCAATATGATAATCCAACAACTCCTTGGATTCGTTCACAACCAATTGCAGGAACAAAGTACGATCTCTTCAAGGTCCACAGTTTAAGTGACGGTACTTCGGCAAATACTCAAATTAAGATTTCAATCACTGGTATCTCACCAAGCACCGACCCAGACAGTGAATATGGTTCATTCTCACTCTTGGTTCGTGATTTCAATGATACCGATACTTCATTAAACGTTCTTGAACAATTTGATAACTTAAATCTTGACCCAACAAGTGCACAATATGTTGCAAGAGTTATTGGAAACAGTGCACCAATTTACAACTCAACTACTGGTGAAAACTACTACGAAGGCGATTATCAAAATCTCTCAAGATATATTCGTATTGAAATGAGTGATGACGTTATTCCAGAAAATGCAGTACCATACGGATTTGCAGCATTAAACTCTGTATTTAGTTCAACTTCTGGTGAAGTAGTTAGTGGTTCATATGTAACCAGTCGTTGGTTAAGTGGTAGTGTTGCTGGTTGGAATGCAGATGCGGTAGACAAGAAATACTTCTATGGTTACAACGTAGAAGATACTACCAGTCTTTCATATCTTGCACCAATCGTGGGAAGTAACGTAGTAGGTACAGAATTCAACATTAGTGGTTCAGTCACCGCTGGTGAAGTAAATGGTACCGATATCTCATTAACAAACAGAACTCACGCAGCATATCGTAAGTTCACTGTACCAATGCAAAGTGGATTTGATGGATTTAATCCAGCACGTATCGTTCGTATGGGGGCAGGTATCACCGCAACCAATTCACAAGGATTTAATCTTTCAAATGCATCCGCATCTGGTTCAGTTGAATTCAAGAGAGCATTAAATCAACTTAGTAATCCAGATAGAATTGATTTTAATCTCTTGGTAATTCCTGGTGTAATCAATTCTCTCCATAGTTATATTGCAACCGAAGCCATCGACCTTTGTGAAACTCGTGGTGACGCATTCTATATCCTTGACCTTGATACACAAGGAGCAACAATTGATTCAGTAACCGCTCAAGCAGAAACACTTGATACTAACTACGCAGCTAGTTACTATCCTTGGGTTCGTGTAGTAGATACTGCAACTAATAAGTTAATTTGGGCACCACCGTCAGTAGTTCTTCCAGAAGTATATGCATATAGTGATAATGTTGGTGCAGAATGGTTTGCACCAGCAGGATTGAACCGTGGTGGTATTCCAGGCGCCGTCGGTGTTAAGACTCGTCTAACTCAAGCACAACGCGACGACTTATACGAATCAAAGGTCAATCCAATTGCACAATTCCCAGGCCAAGGTATATGTGTTTGGGGACAAA